AAAGTCCGAGACGGCTGTCTTACTGTCTACTTAATCTTAATTTTCTGCCCCACATAAATGAGATTAGCGTTCTTGATACCGTTATCTTTGACCAACTTCGCAACAGTGGTCTTGTAGCGCCGTGCAATGCCCGAGAGCGTGTCTCCACGCTTCACAGTGTACGTTACTGTCTTCTTGGCGTGGCTTGCAGACGGCTTTGTGGTCGAGCTGGTGGTCTTCTTGAAGCCGTTCAGCCCTGCTGCCTTGATCTTTGCAGGATAGTTCACATAGCAGATATCCATATCAACATTGCCGCTGATACCGCTGACCTTGCCACTGCTTGTGTACTGCCACATACCATATGTTCTGCCGTAGTTGCAACGTGAGCCGTACTCAGCGACCCAAAGAGCATATCTCTTAGCGACGTAGGCAGATATGTACTGCTGTAAAGGCGAACGGCTGATATACAGTCCTGCCCAGTAGCCTGCGTGTTCAAGTGCATTGCAGAAAGTCTTGACAAGGCTGTTGCAAAATGCTCTGCCCTTTGCGAACTGTGAACGTTCCTCGAGGTCAAAGTATATCGGATACTCAAACTTCTTGCCCTTGATAGCGTTGATACAAGTCTGAGCCTCTGCCTTTGCTTCCTCGACACTCGCCGCATAGCTATACCAGTAAGCACCGACTTTCAACCCTGCCGCTTTAGCAGCCTTGTAGTTTTTCTCAAAATATGGGTCTTTCTGATTAGCGTACTTGCCGAAGCCTGCACGAATGATAACGAAATCGACCCCCGAAGCCTTGACCTTCTTGAAGTCAATGTTCTGCTGATACTGTGAAACGTCAATGCCCTTAAATGTCTTTGCCATAAAATTACTTCCTTTCTAAATCTTCGATGCGGTGGTTTGCGACCTTTATCTGTTCAGCGACCACCGCATAATCCTGTTCCAGCTTGTAAGTCCGAGCGATAACGGAATTGTGCTTGTCCACACGCTCAGACAGCTTGTCTATCTTGTACTCGATAAGCTTTTGGCTGTCGTACTGTGCCTGTTGCATAGTCTTACGGCTGTTAGATGCTATGACAAGCTGACACACTACCGCCGAAGCAGCCGTTATCAGTGCGACGATAATTGCCTCCGTCACTCGTCATCACCCGACTTTCTCTTGGCGCTCTGCGTGCCAAAGTAGAACGATATCACCACAGTAAACACCGTGATGAACTGCCCTGCTGAAATCGTGCGGCGAAGTGCCAGCACGCAAAACACCGCTGTCAAGAACAGTGTTACAATGGACTTTACATCAATGAGTTTCGCTAACTTCTGCTTCATGGTATACCTCCTTTGTGATTTCTTTGAACTGCTCCGGACTAATAACGCCTGCCTTGACAAAATCTTTGACCTTTGCCAGCGAATACACGCCCAGATCATAGAAACGTTTAATAATGCTGTAATACATCACTCGCCCTCCTCGCCTATCAGCGTGCCTGTCATAGCAGCTGTGTATAGCACTTGTGCCATTATTTTGTCCTGCTCAGTTACTGTAGGTTTTTCAAAATTATCTTTCGTCAACCCCAGCTTCTCAGCCATTTTTTTCTGCAATTCTGTCATGTTGTACCTCCCACTTCACTCAGTTTCACGATATACTCTTCTTCTGACGGCACTGGTATGCAATAGCTGTCGCCATTGCTGTTTTTGAACGTTATGCTACCACCTGCCTCTACCTCGATGTTCCTCAGAAAATCGTCGTCAATCAGGGTTGATATGTCCGTTACGATTGGTGTTGCCAGTTCGTAGTATAGCATTACGCCCTGCATTGCCTGTTTGAATGCTGCGGCATCGGTGTAGGACGTATCGTTGACATAGATATACCCGTTAACGTTTGAGGTAGCTGATATGCCTGTTATACTGGTTTTGCCCCACGATTCATTTTGCGTTTTTGTCGAATATTTTGGGCATATGAAATTTGGTGCAATGCTATAACTTTTTGTCAATTTTTGCCCGGCTAAATGATGTGTTTTAAATGACACAGATTCACCAGCAGTCCAATTCAGCGTTCCCAAATCTACACTTTGTACGCACTGAACGTATCGTTTATTCTCATAGTCAACATAGTTCTTAGCCGTTCCTGCCGACCAGCCGTAGCCAGGCAGTGCCTTGATAGCTTCTGGTATCTGGTAAACGTTGCTGTGGTAGGGTGCGTAGGCTGTAGGGGTGTCGCCCTCCGATATCATGATTTCACATTCAGATAGTCTTTTAACAACGTCAGCTGACATAACACTACCGTTGCCAGCATATACACCTACATACAGGCATCCGTCATCTCCAGTCGTGTATGTCTGAGTATGCGAAGCTTTTCTAAAATCAAAATATTGCGGTGCATTTACGTTAGCATTCACATTCATCAAAAGTATTATCTCACTGGTCTTGTCAGAAGTAAAACTTAATGTGTATGTGGTTTTGGGATTTAATTTTATTGTCTTACAACGATAACTATTTGCAATATATTCATAGGTATCACTACCAACTTTCAGCATATCGGTGCCGTAGTATAGGTTTGCCCCCTGCTCTATAATGCTCTCCGTGCCTGCACTAATAATCTCACCTGCATTATACGGATAATAATCGGCAGGGAACATTTTCTCAAATTCTTCCACGCTTGTGGGTTCGTTGCCTGAGCCGAACATAACTGTTAAATCGAAAATCTGAATTTTAATTTTAACGTTATTGAAAACTGTGCCTGCTGTTAGACCACTAATTCCAGTAGACTTGCCTAATGAAGTTTCATATTGTGTCTGATTATAAATCAGAACTGCCGAACCGCTTGTAATTGCTGGAGTTGATTGGCTTCGGTTCAGAAAACCGAATTTCATACTTATATCATCAGGATTGTTCATAATCAGCAGCTTGAAAGCATATTTTCCTACCTTGTTCTGTTCTGGAGTAACATCTCTGAAATTGAAATATGATGCCGTTACAGTTCCATTCAACGTAATTGTTCCGTCAGAATCCACGGTTACAGTAATACCATTGTTGATTTCTTTTCTTGACTGAAAATTTTGATTAAACACAATAGACCTACCGCCAACAGACTTCACCGACATCAGCTTACCACCTGTAGGCACTGTCTTTGCATATGCTGTGCTACTATCAGTCTCAAATCTATGGGTGATACCCTGACCAATGGAATACAGTGCGTCCACACGCCTTTTCAGTTCTTTGTCCGTCAGCTTCACAGCAGAAATTTTAGCAGTATTCTCAGCTATCTTTGCAACTGCCGTTACGTAATCCTCAGGCAGGCTGTCAGCCACCGCCTGCGCTGTCTGTGCAGCGGTTTCAGCGGCAGTTCTGTCCTCTGCGACCTTAGCTGCGTTTTCTGCCACATTAGCCTTGTCGGCTGTGACCTGTTCTGCCAACGTCTGCGCCGCCTGTCTGTTCGCTGCAGTGCTGTCAGCGCAGGTCTTGGCAGTTTTAGCATAGCCTGCTGTTATGGTCTTATCAGCCTCAGTCTGCTGTGCTGCCGTTGACGCCTGAGCTGCTGATACCTTGGCATCATTCTGAGACTTGACTGCCTCAGCACGTGCGGTTTCTGCACCCTGCCTTGCAGTGTCTGCCTGCGTTGCGGACGTTTCTGCAGATGTCTTTGCGGTTTCCACACGGCTTGCCGCCTGCGTTGCCGTGTCGGCTGATACTCCTGCGGTGGTAGCTGATTTCTCAGCGTTTTCAGCCGCTGTTTTCGCTGTTTCTGCGGCGGTGACGGCTGTCTGCATATCTGCGTGCGCCTGTCTGCCTATGGCGTCTATGCGGTCTAGTGCGTCCACCGCCACATCAGGTGACGGGATAGCTGTATCACCGATAGCTGCACCTATTCGCAGTCGGAATATGCGTGATTTTTTTACTAGGATATATTCCTGCCCTGACAGTTTTTTTGCACATATCTGACACGATATTGTCTGCGCTGAACGCAGTATATCTGCCGTAGGTGTCCACTGTCCGCCTGTGATATCGACCTCATAGGCAGTGCCGTCACCGTAGTCGATAGTCAGCACATAGCGGTCTGCGCCGTCTACCTCCATGCCCTTGACAGACACGGGACGGGCATTAGTTTCACCAACATAGCCCAAAAGGGCTGTGTTCAGTGTTACATCGTAATCTGTGTTTAGCGTTATCGTCATTTAATCACCCCTCTTTACTCTATTGCAATGTAGTCAACATAGTATGTTCCTGTTGGCACGTTTTCCACTGTTGACCCATTAGTAGCTCCCATGCAAACGTTCAGATAGTACGACTTTCCCGACCCATTAACGTGAGTACAGAACGTCTTGTATGGTGTTGGTGTGTCTGTCTGCCGTAGCGTTGCTATGACCTGCTTAGGCGCAAAGGTCAGTTCAAGCGGTATCCGCATAAGCGCATTTGCTCCCGTCATCTTGTGTTCCACAGTGCCATAGTGTATCTTGCCGGCTCGGCTCAGTATCTCATCGATTTCCTCGCCTGCGTGTTGCATAGGATAGTCATTTTCAGTGATATCCTGCGCCAATGTGAAATTTTCATCAGCCATTATCTCGCCCCCTTAAAGCTGTTCTTCTACCGACAAACCTACCGCCGAAATATCAGCACTCAGTCCGCCGTCAAAGGTAAATCCTAAATTCGTTATTGGTATATCATAGCTGTCTACGCCGTTGATGTAGGTCACCACGTCACCTATGTCGAAACGTGGGTCACCAAGTCTGTGGTACAATTCGGTAGTGTACCATGAAAATCCTCCTATTCTGCGCCACAGAGATTGAAGCAGTGATTCGGTCATGTATGGATTTTCAAACTCTAGCACACGTCCCTGTGTTGTATCTGTCACACCAAGCGACAGCGTTACATCATCACTCACTTTGCAGATAATGCCCACGATAGCGTTCTGCCTTTCTGACAGCGTAGGCAGGTCTATTGTGTTGTTATCCAATGTTTTCACCGGTTTGCCATACCACTTTCGGACGTACTTTCCGTACCTGTCAACATAACCAAACTGACCTTGTGCAGAGGAAAGGTAAGACAACATTTGGCGCATGGTCACGTCCTTTGGCACTGAGCTGACCTTGAAGTAAAAGTATTTTGAGTACAGCACCTTGCCGTTCTTATCTATCAACCTTCTGCCGTTCTTGTCACGCATTAACCTGACTTCCGTATAATCATTGCCGTTCTGCAATCCTAATTGTCTGCAAATGTCGTCCTCGACTGCTTTATTCCAGTTTGGCATAGGGATATGCGGCACATATGGCTTGTCCGAAAAGTACAGCCTGTCCGCCATTGTCAACTGAACACTGCCGCCTGATTTCTTTGATTTTACGCAGGTAAAACGCCCCATTGGTATCTTTTCACCTGCAAGTATGCCGCTAGTTTCGTAGTCTATGAGGTATAGATATGTGTCATACTCTTTGCCGAGAAACGCTGTTTCAGTGTCACTTATGGTCATGTTCCACGATTGCGAACACACGGCGCCCAGCTCGATGTCGTCTGAAAGTGATGTTGCCTGCATGGAGCTGTCAGCTGACATAATGCTGTCACCTGATATAACGCCCTCTGCATTCTCTATCCACAGCCTCCATATACGGCAATAACTCTCGATACGCTGAGCCACAAGCTCACTTGTTTGGTACAATTCGACTGCCTCCTTTACTGCATTATTAAGTCCACCGCAACGCCTTTGCAGAACTGTTTGTTCTCGTCCCAGCCGAAAACCTCATAAGTTGGGTCGCTTGCGTAAACGTCAAAAGTGCTTTCCTGAAATGTTTCATCAAGGAGCGTGATACTGAAAAACGGACTGTCAACGTTGGAGATATACTCATTGAGCTTTGCCGTCTCCTCACCTGTGAGATGATACCATTTCAGTGTGACAGTTTTCTTTATAGCTCTTATGTCGCCCACCATTTTACAGTTAGCCGTCCGCCCTGCATTGTTCGACCATATCTTGTTGTTTGTAAAGCTCACTTCCGCAGGTGTGGCGACCCTTTCGCTGCCGAATATAAGTCCTCTGCTTTTCATTTTCTGCACCTCCTATGCCCTTATTGGCGACCTGCCGTTGCGCTTGATATAGTCGTTGATATCATCAATAACTATCTGTGTGATAGTCCTGCCATTGAGCGTAAGCGGTATGGTAACGCTTATCTTCTGGTTTCCGCCTGCTCCGCCATAAGACACAAGAGCCTGCAAAACAGCCTGCTTGATTGTATCCAGCGGAGCTTCGATATTCGTGCCACGCTTCTGATCGCCCAGAACTGCAAGAAACTCTGAATTCGGCGGTATTACCGCACCTTGAGCAAGTTTAGGTATTTCGGGGATATCAATTTGGCTTAGGTCAAAGCCAAATGTCTGACCGCCAAGATCACCGGGAAGCCAATCAGGCGTTGTGAAGCTCAGCTCGTTTATGCCGTCGATTATCCAATTCAAAGCGTCCTCAACTGCACCTGTCAGACCATTTATAAGCCCGATTATCAAATTGATAGGTGTTTTTGCTATGTCAACAAGTGCGTCCCATACGCCTTTGAAAATCTTTTTTACACCCTGCCAAGCCTTTTTCCAATCACCGGTGAACACTCCCGCTATGAACAGTACAACACCTTTAAGTGCTGAAATAATGTTCTTCACGGCGTCAATTATATTGCTTATGACATTGCCCACTGTCTTTATTATCTTACCAAGCACACTGCTGACTATCGGTCCGAGTATGCTCACAAGCCAGTTCACAACAGGTGCTATGGCTTTGTTGTAAATGCTCAGAACGCTTGTGATAAGTGTTCCAACAAAGTCGAGAAACTCATCAAGCAGAGGTTTCAAGTGCTCCGTCCAAACGCTGTCAGCCACGTCCATGAGCTTGTCAAACACAGGTTTCAAGACCGTTTCCCACAGATTAAGAAATACGTTCTTTGTGGTGGTTATGCCCTCGTTTATGCCGTCAAATATAGGCTGTCCCCACTCGTTCCAAAAGTCTGAAATGCTCTGCCAAGTATCGCACCACAGTGTTTTCAAGGCGTTCAACACAGGCTGTGCAACGCCGTTCCACAAGGTATCGAAGATCTCTTTTATGTTGTCAAACAGTACGCCGAGAGTGTTCCATACCTGCGTGCCAAAATTCGCCATTAGGGGTAATCCTACAGTGAGAAAGTTTTGCAGTATAGGGAACACTGCCACATTCCAGATATCAGAAAACACCTTGTTGAAGCTGTCAAAAAGTCCTATGCCTATCTTGCCAAGCGTGCTGAAAGCGGTCTGCATAAGCGGTGTAAAATCGTTTATAAAATAAGCTTTGAGCGGTTCGGAAAGCGACTTTATATCGCTGAAAACTCCGCCGAGTATCTGAGCAAGTTCAATGCTCTCTTTTTCAAGTCCGCTCCATATATCAGCGAAAATAGGCTTAAAATTCTTATCAAGATAGTCTGCAAGCTTTTCAAACTGAGTTCTTACTGATTTGAAAAAGTCAGACAGCTTTTTATCTGCCTTTCCCGTATCCACCTCAACGCTAGTCCCGGAAGGCTGCATTATCTCCCCAGCTCCGCTGACCCCAGTGCTGTCTGACTTGCTCTCATCATTCAGCTTGTTCATCTGGTCAAAGCTTGCAAGAGAGCCTTCCTGTGCCTCCTGTGTCTGTTGTGCATTGTCGGCTATATCGCTGTAATTATCCGCCGCCTGAGAGGTGCTTTTCACTATGCTTTGAGCCTCGTCTGCACTGTTGCTTAATTCAAAACCGAACGCCTTTGAAAGTGCTTGTGCTGCCCCCTGCGCCAAGGATATAAGCTGTGAAAGCAGACTGTTTATCGCCTTGACAGCAGGCAGAAGAACGTTCATCAGCACAGTGCCGATAGTCGCTCCGAACTCTTTCCATTGTTCAGAAAGTATTCTAGTTTGGTTTGCCCAGCTGTCAGACGTCTTTGCAAAGTCGCCCTGTGCAAGAGCCGTCTGCGACATAACGTAATTGTATCTCAGCTGGACTTTTTCAGCCTGCGACATATCGGCAGTTGATTTCGTTATACCCTTTGAAAGCGCATACGCCTGCAAGTTGGCGTCCGTCATAACGATACCGAACTGTTTGAGGGTCTCAGTTTCGCCTGTAAAAATTGATTTCAGAGCCGTGCTTGCAACGTCCTGACCGACATTATAAAATGACGCCATATCCGCAGACAGCCCTGTAAGAGCCATAGCCATATCGCTTGCACTGTCATTGGCAAGCCCCATTCCTGCCGCCATTGCCATGAAGTTTGAGCCTGTCTGCTTTGCGGTGAGCTTTGAAATGCCGTAGGTCTTGACAGCTGTGTCAGCGAAGTCCTCCATTTTCTGCTTGGACTCTCCGAAAGCCGTATCAACAACGTTCTGGACTTCCGCAAGGTCTGAGGCTGTTTCTATTGACTGCCTGCCGAAGTCCACAAGCTTCTTGACGGAGAATGCTGCCGTCACAGCCATTGCAAGGCTTTTAAGCTTTGGCTTGATATCCCCCACCATATCGGAAAGGCTTTTCAAGCCCTTTTCAAAGCCCTCGCTGTTTATGTTGGTGTCAAAATTCAAACACCCGTCAGCCATAGTCATTCACCTCCCGTCAGCTGTTTCAAAAACTCTTTGTCCTCGTTTTCAGCCCTCTGCTCTTCTGCCGAGAGCTTTCGTTTAAGGTCTATCATCTTGCGATGGTTTCTGTAAAACTCCTGCTCGTATTTTTCAAGCTTTTTGCCCTTGTTAAGCTTTTGCCGTATGCCTATAACAGACGAAAAAAGCCCCTCGCCTATCTCATTGAAATAGCCAAGAAAAGTCCACCAATGAAGATACTTGACCGTCCTCGTTTCAAAGCCTGCCGCCTTGTTCACCGCAGGAAAAATAATACTCTCGTCCTGCTCCCAGTCGATAGTTTTTGCAGGCTGAACGCTCTCCTGGGGAACATCTCCACCGCCCACAAACCAATAAGCCTTGTTGACAGCCTCCTGCAAATGTTCTCGTGGGATATCCTCAGCGTAAAGACATTTAAGGCACACATAGCACTTTTCACGCTCGTCAAGTTCGGGGTCTGCAAAGGCTGAATATATCCGCAGTATGACCCGAAAATCTGAGCGTATGGCATACTCTTTGCCACCTATTTCAAGGGCTGTGGGCAAGTTGCCTATCATTTCAGCAGCTCCCTGAGCAGAGCCTTTTTGTCCTCGTCAGAAAGCTCCGCCACATTGACCGCAGGCTGAGCAACAACGGGAGCTATGTACTTCTCCACCTTTTCTTCGAGCTTTATCTGAGCCGCCGTCTGTGCTGACTTTATCTCCTGCACCACTACCGCAAGAAGCGCTTCAAGGAAGTTCACAAGCACAGGCTTGCCGTTTGAAGCCAAAGAGAACACGTTCACGCTTCCGAGCGCCGCCGTACACACATCGCTTCCAAATATGTCATTGACCATTTCTCTTGCACGCTGGTCATACTCTTTGAGAAGCTGAGTTCTGTCCTCGTTCTTCTCACGTTCTGACACTTCTTCTGCGATATTGTCAGCCTTGCTCATAGCGTCCTGTATCCTAGTGATGATACCAACGTCTGACACGTTTATCCTTATCACTCTGTTCTCATCGCCGTTTATAGCGTACTCTTTGTAATTGCCGCTGTTAAAATTTATTGACTGCATTGACATTTCTATCGTCCTTTCTGTATTATGGCAAACAAAAAGCACTCCGCTCTGAACGAAGTGCTTTCATATGTTTGTCATATAGTTTATTCTTCCGTAGTCTTTGCAAACGTTGGCACGCCTGCCGCAAAGGTGACAGAGCCTTTCACTCTGTTTCCTGCAAAGGTGCAGTTGAATGGGATATTTACGCCCCCCTGTGGTCCGCCATAAGACTGCGGCTTGACGATGATATCTTCCGTCCATGCGTCATACGCACCTGTGGTCTTGTCAACGATGACTTCAAGCACGCTTGTCTTGCAGGCGTCGCCCGTAAGACGATTCATCATGATATCCTTGAGCTTTTCGTAAAGTGCGTCACCGGGCTTTGCATAGAATGTGTCAAGGTCGAACTCAGGCTCATAGCCGTTGTCCTCAACTGTGGTTTCATCAAGGATATTCTTCTTTGTGGAAGTGTCAGGGTTGAGTGCCACACTTGCGTCCTCAACGTCCTTGCCGAGAAGATACCAGCTTGGTGATGAAGCGACCGCTGCGAATGTAGTGTCAAGATAATGCAGAAGATGACTTCTGTTGAGCTTTCCGCTCTTGTATGAATAATCAGGCATATGTTTTCCTCCTTTTATATCTGATACTGTGCCGCTATCTGCAACTGATACTGCACAGTATCGTTTGTGTTTTCATTTGGTATTGCATATATCATTCCGTTTGCACAGGTGAGCTTTTCAAGAACGCCTGTCCTTTCCTCGTCCTCTGTTATGGTAGTGAACGTGGTATCTCGGTGCTTGTCTGCATAGCTTTCAAGCCACATCTGCAATTCAAGCAGTACGCCGCTGTTTGACATTCGGTCAAAGTCGTTCATAGATTGATACACAGCATAGAGAATGAAGTTATGCTGTCTTGTCTGTCCGCCCAGAATATCAGAGCTTATAAGGCTGTCGCCTGTTGAGGACAAGCCGTAATTGGTTGGCGTATCGTCGGTAAAGTCGATATGGATATCGTTGCAGACCTCCGATATTTTCGGAAACTGCTGCAAAATATCTTTCACAAGCTCGATTATGTTCATTTCGCTTTGCCTCCCATTATCGCCGCCGCTCCTCTGAGTATTTGCTGTTTCTTGTCGGCTTTCATTCGCTCAAACCAAAGCTTGCCGGCAAGTGGCTCTTTAAAAGTGCTGTAAACAAGGTCTTTGTCCGTCAGCACTTTCTTTTCTCCATGTCGGGCGTAAGACGAGCCTGTAACAGAGGATACCATAAGCTTGCCGTAATACTGATAGCGTGCGTAAGGTGCAAGATACTGTATCTTGCCGCTGCCTATTTTTGTGCCTCTCGTGGCAGACTTTCTCAGATTAGTGCTGAGGGTAGGTGTATACTTCACCATATGCCTTATGCACTCGGCGTCAATGAACTTTTGAGCCTTATCAAAGCGTTCTGAATACTTGCCTGCAAAGGACTTATCCCAAGTGATAGCCCTGCTGTCCATAGGCTGACCTATCTTCATTTCACGCTCACCTCCATATGTGGCAGACCGCCGAACATATAATAATCAATGCTCATTACCGTGACAAAATCATACTCTGCACGGAACATTTTCATGCTCTCAGATATGCTCTGCGGCGTTTGATTATCGAACTCAAACTCGCATTTTCCTTTCACAAGCATATCCTTTGCAGGGGTTTTCGGCACATTATCATCATAGAAATACACCCTTGTGCTGTCTGAGGTCTGCATACCGCTTTTCACGATACTTCCCGACTTATTCTCACACCAGTAAACTTTCTCTGCATACTTCCGCACAAATCCCTCTGTCTGCTTGTCAAAAAGATACACCGTGCAATCGCTGTTTGCAAGCATTTACCTCACCCCTCTGTAAAGCAGCCCTGTTCCGCTGAGCCATTTGTACACGATATCGTGAACGGCTCTGTCAGCGTTCTGCCTGCGGATATCTGAGCTTTCATATGACTTTGACCAGCCCCCAACGCTTTCGGAAGATACCCCCTGAGTGCCGCCCTCCTGCTCTGCCTTGAAGATATTCTCCGCAAGCTCGCAGCAGCACATTTTCACTTCTTCGGGGATATCGTTCTCGTCAACGTTGTCAAGGGTATATTGCTTCATAAGGCTTGTGGCTTGCATTGCATAGAAGTCAAAAGCGGCAGATATGTCAGGCTCTCTGCCGCAAAGATAAACGCCTATATAATAGCTCTCGCTTGCATATGCTTTCATACTGCCGCACCTCTTTACTTCTTGAATCTTGCAAGCACTACCTTTGACTGATCTGAGATAGCCACAGTGTAATGCTTGTCAGCAGATATATCTGTGCAGCGCTTTGTGCTTCTTCTCTCTGTTTCAACGTTGGTGTCACGCTTGAGGTAGATAGTCAGAGCTGATGTTTCGTCCTCTGTTTCAGTATCAGCGTTGAGCTTGATGATAGGGCATATGTAGAAAGTGCCAGCCTTGACAGCGGCGTTCTTTACAACATAGTCACCCACCTTTGGAGCGTAACCCTCTGCACAAGGCGTTACTGAGCCGAGCTTTATCTGTGAAGCAGTTGGTGAAGCTGTGCTGTCCGCAACAACTTCCTTTGCACCCTCTGCATCGCTGTCAACTCTCACATACTGTTCTGGGATAGCCTCGTTAAGTGAAACCTTCTTTGACGGAACGATACGGCAGTTCGCTATCTTGCCTATCTCGCCTGTCATTACCACATTGCCGTCATACTTATCTGCTGAAATGAAGTTCGGGTCCTTTCTAAGCTGTGAGTTCTGATGAGGATTAATAAACATAGCCTTTTCGGTGTTCAGCTCCTCATTGAACTTGTCAACAGCGTCAACAATGCCGCTGTAAGAGATAGCAGAAGCCGAGCCGTCATAGATGAGCTGAGCTTTCATAAGTGCGTCCATGCTGTCTGCGTCCACCTTAGAAGCGATAGACATTGCAAGCTGTGAAGTCGCCTGACCTACAGGGTTGCCATAGCCGCTGAGAAGCGCCTCGTCGGTTATCTCCACCGCTTTCATGGCTTTCTTTACCTTAGCCTGAGTGGAGTCTGTTTCAAGCTTGACAGTTTCGGCTTCAACGCCCTCTGCAACATCAACTGCGTCGCCGATATACTTATACTGCGGCACTGTGATAGTGTCGCCAGGCACGCCAACGAGCGTTCTGTCTATCTTCGCAAAGGGAGATACAGTTATCTTAGACTCTATCTTTGCGTCGATCATATCACTCATTACCTCAGGATCGATAAGGTCGGTGATCTTTGTCTGCTCTGCGAAATACTGCATAGAAATTCTAATGCCATTTGTCATTTTCATAATATCCTATCCTTTCAACTGTTCGTATTTTTCGGGGTCTGTTCGTTTAAGTTCCAACCTCTGCATATACCCCATTTTTGCAAAGGTTTCCTTGCTCACTTCACCTGCGGCAGGCGTCCCTGTGGGAGCAACCGGGTTCTTGATAGGCTCGGAGCTTTCAAAAAGATAATCGTTATCTTTCTTCACGTTCTCGATAGCCGTCTTGATATCCTCAGCCTGATTTTTGGAAGCTTTGAGAGTTTCCACATCAAGCAAAGCTTTAAGAGCCTTGACGTTTCTTGCCTTGCTTGCCGAGATAGCGTTATCAAGGGTAGCGTCAAACTCCATATCAGATATCTTCGCCTGATACTCGGTATCTTTCTTAGCAAGGTCAGCAGTGAGCTGTGCGACTTTGCCGTTAAGCTCCTTGACGTCCACGCCCTCAAATTCTTTGAGAGAGTTCTGTGCGGTATCGAGGCTGTCCTTATAGTTATCACGCTCCACCTCAAGGCGGCTTTTCACCTTTTCAAACTCAGCCACAGTCTTATAATTTTCTGCCACCTGTTTTGTGATGTCCTGTTTCTTGTCCTCAGGGATAACGATACCCAGAGCGGCAAGGATCTCAAAAATGTTTTTCATATGTTTGTCCTTTCTACATAGCTTATATACCGCTCTGTCTGCGGTGTGAAAGTCTGACAGTTTAACGTCATATCAAGGACGAAATAGTATGAAAAAAGCACCCGTTAAGGTGCTTAATTCCGATATTTGGGTATAAAAATACCGCCCGACATTAGTCAAGCGGTAAAATTATCATTTGAAATACTCTGTAAGTTCAACTTCTGAATCAATGTACACAGCGTCAATATAATAACTGTTGTGTACGATTATCTTCTTTCCATTTAATTCATATATCTGCGTTTGTGAGCCGTCAACATCAGTCAGCATATCGGACCGTTCAATGCCTGGGATATGCTTTTCCAATGCTGCACATTGCTTTTCAAAAATTTCTTTGTCCGCAGCCGTGCAAATATTGTATTCATATTTCTTCATTGCGATCCTCCAATCCATACCTTTTATCTACTGATCTTCGTGTTTTTACAGCGGTCTTCAAAGTGTCTGCTACAGCTTCTTCTCTGCTCATGTTTTTTCGTACCATTTTATTTGATACCAAGTCTTCAAAAGAAATGATAGGGTCGGTCTGGTCAAGGGTTTTACGAGCTTTTTGATCTTCCATTAACTCTCTTGCCTGAAAGCGATACTTGTTACGCAGTTCACAAGCTTGCCTTGCCTGTTCTTCAATAGATTTGCTTTTGTCGATAAGCTGAGGGATATTTTTGTTATGGTGTCTATACCACTTTCGCACGTCTATATCAGACATCTTACCTTTCATATCAATTATATCACTATAATCTTTTTGCGTCAAGTCTATCTTGGTTTTTCCAGCCCCGATATTCCCCAGTCCGTCGGCGTTTACACGCTCTCTCTGCTGAGGCAGACCCATTGCTTTTGAAAACCTTGTATACTCCTGGGAAGTGCCACGATATCGGCAGCGTGCGTTGATGATATCCTCCTCACCTGCACCTGCCTCTTCAAGAAGATGTATCTTCTGCCGCTGAGCTCTCATTGCAGTTTCAAGCTTTCTTTGTCGCTGTAAAGCTTCATACTTTGTGTACTCTTTATCGCCGTATTTAACAGGCTTGTTCTCCTCTGCATTCATCTGTGCAAGCTCCTCATCTGTATAGGAACGCTCAGATATGCCGGGGATAAAAGGGTAATAATCGTGATAGCAATTCGCTCCGCACAGACCTGTCACAGTACCAAGACCGCAGATAGTTTCAAGTTCTTTTTTGCTGTAGACCTTGCCCTGCCATTCTTGATGAGAGGGTCTTGCTCCGCTGTGCCAAGTGACTTCAAAATAGTCTGTGCCAAGCTCTTTGGCGTTGTCCTCATTCATTTTTGCGGTTAGCTGTGAAAGCCCTGTCATCACCGAACGCCTTGCGGCTACGTCTGCCCTGTTGCTCCACCCTGTGGCATAGTCCACCGTGCGAAGACCTGAGTTTGTCATATCCGAAATGACTTTCTTTACGACCGTATTGTAATCGAACGCTCCGCTTGCTATGCCCATTATGGCGTTATCAAGGCTCTGCTGATAAAAGTCAGCCGCCTGCGTGAATTTAAGTTTGCCGTCAGGCTGTTTTACTGCAAATCCGAGTGACTGAGATATGTTTTTAAGCTCCCCCGAAGTCTGCTCCGATACAGCCGACAGCAGCCTTTGCAGACCCTCATTTTCTTCAAGGGGTATCCGTGCTTTACCTTTGGTCTTGTATATGCTATCGTCCCATTCATAGCCTTTTTGCAGGATATCATTGTACAGCTCTTTTATCTCGGCTTTGGAGAGGTCAAGGTTATCGGCTATGGCTTTCTTTATCTCACGCTTGCTCATTCCAAGCTCGTGAAGCCTGTATATCTGCCAATCTGCCGAACGTGTTATCTCGCCGTTTATCTTTATCCTGCGGACGATATCCTCCATTATCTGCATTTCAAGGTCACGCAGGGGCTTGTCAAACACCATTGAAACTCGCTCTATCTCGCTTGCTTTGAGCATTATTCTATTACCTCTGCGGTGCTGTCGGAGGTCATTTTCTTGGCCGTTTCCTCGTCCTCACCATACCATTTCATTCGGTATTCCCACAGTGGCATAATGCCCATAGAAACGTCCTGACGGTCGCTTGCACGCTTTGTTTCATCATCAGCAAGGATACTGTCCTCAAAGTTCACAGACAACTCATAACCGCTTTGAGTAAGCCCATTATAAAACGCCAGCGAATAGCACAGGTCTTCAAGGCAGACACGGAGATTATTCTGTATCGCCGTGACAGTATCGAACTTTCTCTGCTTTGAGGACTTTATCTCCGTTGCCGTCTTATCAACTGTCTGAGGGTTTGAGATATCCCCATAGGACAGCCCCACAGAAAATTCTATCTCACGCTTGTATTCTTCAAGTCCTGCGATAAAATCAGCCTGTCTTAACTGCGGTGAGAACTCGTGATAAAAGTCACCGCTCGTGCCAGCCGACACGTTTACCCCTCTGAAAAGCCGTTCATTGAGCTTAGGCATTTCTGCACGCTTCTTACCTGTGAACGGGTCTGTCACAGGTCTTAACACAGCCTCGTCAACGTCTATTGCACGCTCTCCCGATTCAAACTCCCAATCGAGCCTGCCGAATTGGATATCAGCTTTTCTTATGACTTTTTCTGCCCCTGCGAACACTGATACGCCTGAATGTGAACCGTCAACTGTATTGTCGATAGGGTTGACATAATAGCCGAAAGAGGGTCGCAGCATAAGTGGATAGGCTATCTGAGGGATAAGCTCCGCCCACTCTGAAACAGCTGTGAGGGGTATCTCAGCACCGAGAGATACGCCGTCATTGGAACGAAAAGCCCTGTTTGTGATAGTCAGCCCTTTTTCATAGTCCAGAGCGTGATATTCAAGCCTTATGCGGTAATCATTATCGCCCATGCGTTTTATCTCAGGGAAAAAGACCTTTATAAGTCTGCCGTTCACGTCATACTCCACAGGAATAAATTGCGACTGTGGAACATACTGCACCTTATCAGCACCCAGCGGCTTTATTATCATTGCTCCTGTTGCAAGACCTCTTTGCAGATTTTTGTTGAGGTTTTCAAGGGCGTTTTTCATTATGGCATCAAGCTTATCATTGGAAACTTTCAAGGACATTTCATTGATAGCCGTGTTCGCAAACTCCCTCACAACAGCGTGTTCAAGCCGCAGAGAGTGAACTCCCTTGGGTGCTGCATTACCTGCATACATTCTATCCCACTTGTCAATAGCTCTTATCATGCTGTCCGTCACGGCGATATCAATACCGTAAACGCCCTTTATATCTGACTTTGAAAGCATTCTGCTTATCCACTCCCTTATTTTTGAAATAATGCCCATAGCTTACTGACCCCGCCTTTTCCATACTCTTTCCATTGCATACCGAACAGCGTCGATAACGTGGTCATTGCCGTCGGGATAGCCGCTTATAACATTGCCCTCTTTATCTCTGTCATACTCGCAGTTGATGAACTCCTCGCAAGCCACAGGACAACGCTTGTTATCTATAACGATACTTCGCAGAGATTGCAGCCACTTATATGAATACTCCCTGCTGTTAGGACCTTTCTCTGCACCTCTTGCAAGCAAGCCGTATGCTCTGTAATCCTCAACAGACTTATTCTCTGCACTGTCGCAGGTGATAAGGTCGTTTGCCGTGATACCAAGCTCAAGCAAATGCTTTGCGGTATCAATATTCTTTGTTTTGTTGCAGGTGTACTCCTGCCATATGAACAGCGTGTGCTGAGCAGGAGCGTAATGCACCCTGACAAAAGCGTAAAGGTCGGGATACCAGCCCCAGTCAATGCCGTTATAGATGTTATCGAACTGCGCTATCTCGTCGTCGGTTATCTCTCTTATGAGGACGTTATCGAAAACATTGCCGCCCGTGCCGTTTGCAATGCCCATATACTCGTTCTCATAGGCAGTGGGATTGGTTTCTTTGAGAAATTCGGCGTCATCAAGAAAAGGTTTGCCAAGCCACTTTTTTGGCACAGTAAGATAAGTGCTTTCGGTAACGAGTCTGTCCGTTCTCGGCACTTTGATGTACTTATTCGCCCAGTTCTGAGCCGACTTCGGAGGGTTGAAAGACTTGAACTTATATGCTCTCTCGCCGCCTCTTATAACAGACTGTTCTATCGTTCGCACAGCTTCTTCACCGCCGAACTGGTCAAGCTCCTCAAACCACACGATGCCGATATAGCCAAAAGGAGGCTTGATAGACTTCATCTTGTACGGGTCATCAGCACCACGAAAGTATATTTTCTGCCCTGTTGAAATGCGTGTGATTTCAAGGGGCGACTTTGTGCAGGCAAACTCATCATCAAGACCAAGTGCAGATATTGCCCAGAGTATCTGAGAATAAACGCTGTCTTTAAGAGTATTCGCCACAGCACGCAGGACGCAGGCGTGCATATCTTCATTCTTCATAAGCAGGTCGGTAACGTTCAGACCACAGAATGAAGATTTAGTCGAACCACGTCCACCAGGGAAAACATACTCGGAATGTTCCTGCTCTGCAATATCGAACAGGACAGGCGAGAACGTAGGAGCAACAAGGCTCGCAGGGATACCGCTGTACGCCTTATCAGGCATAGAAACAGGCTCAAGCTTTTGTTTTTCAAGCCTGAGCCTTGCGTTATCGTATTTTATCTTATGTTTGAGCATATCGTCATCACGGATAATGTCACGCAGCTCTTTCACCGCCGCAACGTCCCCTTGCTTTGCCCTTGCCATAAGAGCCGCATTGACGAGGAGCATATTATTGATGAAGTCAGGGTCAAGGCTGTTAAGGTCAATGCCCTGCTCAACGAGAAACTCATAGTCTGCTCTGGTATTGGCAGGCTGTTCAAGCAGGAAGTCCATTACCTGTTTCATAGTCTTTTTACGTCTGCGGACTTCGCCTGATTTTTTACCGCCTTTTGCACCATTTTTTCGAGCTTCACTCGAGCTTGGAACTATTAAATTCTGTTCATTCGGCATTCACCTCACCTCGATTTTTTTGTTCTTTAGGGTATGAAAAAAGCCCCGGCAAGCGGAGCTTTTTTATTAAATTAATGATATTTAGGCATTGCTACTCTTAAACCGTCCCTGATAACACGAATAGCACGCATAATTTATATGCTTTTTATGTGTCATCTTGTAAGCTACTATCATATCGCTTTAATAGCATAAATAAATTCATAAGCAAGTGAAAAAAAGAAAAATATATCATTGCACTTACTTTTCTCTGGACGCTCTCTGAAAACAAAGGAAAAATAAAGCTCAGTAACAGAATTAAGATACTTAACAATATCTCATATGAAGCCACTGCTTTAGTTTCACAAAAATATGTTTTCTTTTGTTTCTTCAGATTGTAATTTCCGGGTTTTTCTGGCCAATTTACTTCTCTGTCATGAAAATAAGTGAGATAAGCAAAAAAAGCAGACATTAAAATAGATATTGTAACCATTATTATATTAAGCATATCATTATCTATAGTTTTCTTGAAATTTACAGACAGAGCTAAGCAGAATGGTGCACATATGAAGGCAAAAAAATTACCCCAACTTTTATCAATGACTACTTTATAATATTTTTTTACGATGTTAAATATATTGATATATCTTTTTCCTGATCCTACAATAATAGACACTAGTGCAAGAAAAAGATATAACCGATAATCACAGAGTAAGTGCTTAATAAAATTATTCATTAATCTTTTCTTTCACCTCTAATCGTTCACTTGAACTTTTAAGTGTATAAAATATTTTTTCGCATTTTACATCAATTTGCTCATTTACGTCTTCTATTATATCCAATATATCCAAATATGTTTTAGCCTTAGAATCCATTAACTTTAACAAACTCTCTCTTGTTGGTTGTGCTTTTTCCTCATCAATAATAACTTCCTTTGTGATATCCTCTGTAATACGCATATTATAATAGGTTTTATAGTTTATGCTTTTTTCTTTTCCGTTATGATTTAAAATAAATTTTATATTACTTATTTCTTCTTCTTCTCCTGTAAGAGTAGCAAACATCGTATCATTCAATTTTTTTCTTGTTGAAAATGCATCAACAACCCTATTAAAAAAATATTTTTTGTCTTTTATGATTGGAACTTTATAACGCGACTCTTTTACGGAATAGTCAAAAGGAAAATCTTGAGCATTTAGTTTGTCTAAATCTTTAGATTTGACATTTTTATATGTTTCAACGCAAATTTGCGATAATTTTGAGTTTTCAAACAAATCTGCAATATACTCATGAGGTGCTACAGACTTTACCTCTACATACATATTATTATCAACTCTTTTGATTATATTACTCAAGAAATCCTTTAAAAAAGAATAGACGCCACTATGCCCATATGTCTGTACAATCATCAATCCTGTTTTTATATTTTCAGAATAATACAAAGCAGCACCAAAAGGTTTTACTGTAGCTTCATCCTTACTTTGAATACGAACAGGTGATTTGATCTTTCTTGAATCAACTATTTCATTTTCAACGCCATATTGTCCTGTTTTGATAATTGCTTTTATAGAACTAAAAACATAGTCCTGTTTGATCATATGTTTACTAAGTTCAGCATAGTCAAATCTCGTTAAGCTTTCTTTGCACCTATTATCCGTATAACTTTCTGATAGTTTTTTAAATTCATCATATAAAAGATATCCAATGTCCACACCATTAATGTCATTTAGAGGTAAATTTTCCGTTTCTGCTTTTTGGGAATTATGTAAACAAACCCTAAATCTATAAAAACTTAAACCTATAGTTGCCATGATAATCTTCTCCTCATAATAATATTTCTTAAATAATATCACTAATCAGAGCGAAAATCAACGAAATGCACCGAATTTCTATTTACTGCATAAAAGTCAATTACCTTTTTTATGCAATATATCAAAAATTCGACATTTATGAACTTTTTACGACACAACGCAAAAGACACCCCATAGGAGTGTCTCTTGTGAAAATATTATAAGGAGTTTTGTAAATGGTGGAGCAGATCTGAGCGGTGGCTCGCTCTCGGTCTGCAAATCGAAAGCCGCATTATGGGGATACGGCTTTCAGACCCTGCCCGAACGCCCACCCTTACGAGCAGGCATTGGCAATGTAAAATTCAAAGAGTGCCTTTATTTTCTGTCGGAAGCACGCCGACTCTGGTGCAAGCTTAAAGTATAGCCCTCTGAGCCTGCATACGCTGTTTTTCCTCTTATGGTAGATGAAAAACTTGGCATCAAAAAACGAAACCTAGGCTATTCCACCCGACGACGCACAGCCAAAGTGTGCAGGTTTTTAAGTTATACGATACCGATATTTTACGTTCTCGGTCTACGAGCTGTATAACAGGCTTGGCGTTCCGTGTGGGAATTGCACCCACTCAGACTTTGCGGAACATACGGAGCGTATGCTCCGTGGGTAAAAATTATTGGAGGATCTTTATGAAAGTCAGATAGTATCTACACTTTCCTCAGTTTAAATTATAACATAGGTAAAACGAACAGAGCGAACAAGTTTAAGCATTTTGCAAAAATCTTTTGACCGCCATTCTACAGCCGTCCGCTGTACCTCCGACCTTGTGTCCTATCTGTATCCAAGTAAAGCCTTTTACAAACCTGAGTACAAATATCTTCCTCATTTGTCTATCCTCTATCCCCTTGATAAACTCCTCCACAGTCCTCTGCTCACGCTCTAGCCGTGCCTGCTCGCACAGCAATGAAAGTGTATCACCGTTTGGTAAGAAGCCGTCTATGCGTGTGCTGTGTGGTGTGTAGGACGGCGGAGTGCATACGCTGATACTGTCGGCAACGTACTTGCCTGAAAGCTCTGTCTTGATGTCCTCAATGGCTGAGGCGTTCCTGCGGTAGGCTTTCAGGCGTGACATGGTCATTGGGTCAGCCATTAGCAACACCGTCCATTTTAATACCGATACCATTCACGTCAACAGCCGTATCAGCAACACCGAATATAACCTTGCCTATGGCAGTGGACACGTCGCCTTTATGGTAGTTATCTACGGTCATCTTGAATCCCATTCCTGATATCGTTACCTTATCCTCCACCAGATTGACAGCCCTGAAAACCTTGCCGTGCATAGCATTTTCATACACACCATGCAACTTTTCCAGCTTATCCTGACTTACGCCTGCCTCCCACAAGATAGATGAAAGTTTATGCTCGTCAATGGTCGGGATCTCAGTTTCATGAGCATTTTGGTCAACAAATGTGGAAATCTTGTCATTCACAG